AAAGGATTCTTTAAATTTAAATTAGATTTTCTAATGTAATTCATTAATACTATATAGGCCTGATTTATTTAAACCTAGTTCCTTTTGCAACCAATCAGCATTTTGAATACATTCAACTAAAATAGTTGTATCATACATTGACCCATGTAATTTTTTACTATTTGGTGATCTTTTAAAAACAAATTCATATAATTCTTGAAGTTTAGGAGATTTATAAATGTTTTGATATCTTGTTGGTAATAAACAATATTTTCTTGATATATGCATAGTACAATATAAATTGGAATTTGTTATTCTTGTATAATTATCTAATCCTAAATCCCATTTAATAGCATGAACTAAAACATTATAATCAAATTCCATATGATGTGCAATTAAATGTGTAGGATTTTCTTCTATAAATTCTTCAATAACCTCTTTTAATGAAGAACCCTCTTTATGAGCAATTTCATTAGTAATTTTATGAATTCTAATTGAGTCTTCAGGAATAGTCCAATTTTGAGGTTTAATTATATATGAACGTTGTTTAGAAATTGCATATGGAAATGTATTTTCTAAGACTACCCAAGAAATAGACACTAAATGTGGCCAATTATTGGGAGATTTTAATGCTGATTCAACTTTTTTAGGTAATCCAGTAGTCTCTGTATCAAATACTACTATTTTCATTCTATTATTTAATCATAGATTATTAAAGCCCTTTAACAAAATAATAGCATACAACACCATATACTACTGAATGAACTACGAGACCATATTGAGTAGGGCAACCAGCTTCCGCTACTTTAAATAGAGCACTAAATTGAGGAACTACAGCTGATACTAGACCACCTACAAGACGATCTACAAGACGATACGTCATAGGAGAACTTAGAACAAAGAATAAAACTGCAAGTAAGGCAGCATTTTGGAATTTGACGCTGAACATTTTTATGTTAAGTAGAAGAAAAAGTTCTTTGAGTTTGAATAATTGCAGAAATCCATTGAGGAATATTTTCAATAACTTCTTGAACTAATAAAATATTTTGAGGAATAGAATAATGTATATCTAATGTTGTACTTTCACATACAAATTGTATTGCTGTAATTAAAAAACATAATCTAGATTTTAATACTCCAGGATTCCATCTTAAACAATGAAATTTGTAGAGGGCGTCAATATACGGACTTAATAATCCAGATTGTGGAGATTTTCTTGATGCATCAATTACTGCTTCCCATAATAACCATATAACAAATCTACCATATTTATCATCAATGAATTGATTATGACGATAAGCGCATTGAAGAACTAATTTATTTTGTTTTTTATATTGTGATGAATATGCCAATATCCATGAAACCCAATAAAAAGCTTTTGATGTATCACGAGTTTCAGATCTTAAACAATAAACTAATTCATTAAATGGAATATATAATTCTATTGGATCTTCATCTTTTATTAAAGAACGACCGTAATTTGCTGATGGTGATTTCAAATTTTCTTGTATAGTTATATGTTGAAAATCATGTTCAGGTTTAAGTCTTGGCAGAGAAGGTAATTTATGTTTTCTTGAAAGAGTAATAGCAGTAACAGTTTCACAAATTAATCTACGAACATCTTTATTATTACGAATATCAGTTATATGTTGAATAGAATATTGACTTTCATATGGAGCAAATTTTTCATACATGTTTAATAAATAAATAAATACATTTGGTGCAGCACGATTAATATGATGTGCTGCTGCCTCAAAAAATGTTTGCCACATTGAATGAACTATTCCCGAACATAATAATTCCAGGGACCAATAAGATGAATAATCAGCATGACCTAATTTAATATTTTCATCTAAGACTTTATATACATGACTTCTTAAATGTCCGGAAAAAGTAAATTTCTGGAAATCTAAGATTGTTCTCGAATCAGTAATATCCATTACATTTTCTTAGTTTTTGTTCTAATAATTTTCAAACGCTCCTATGAAGTTAATTCTTTTTCTTCAAGATATGATTTAACAATATCTTCAATATCTTCTTGATTACTATAAGGAGGTAAAAAAGGAAGAATTGGAGCCATAGGTGCAGGGGGAGAAGGAGGAGAGCAAGGAGATAGTTTTGTAAAAATTACACCCATTTTACTATATAATTATTTTAATATCTAAACTACTTAGTAAAAAATACAAGATATTGATATTCTTTTGATACTTTAACTAAGTCTTGAGTTTCTAAATGTCTAAATCCAGAAGTTTTAATTATATCTATTAATCTTTCTTTTGAAGGCATTATCCAATGATGTTTATGTTCTCTATATTTAGTTCCTTTATTATTCGCAGGATCATAATATGTTAATGTTTCTTCATATGTAGCATTATCTTCTCCTGCTTTTTTATTAAGTCTTCCTTTATATTTGAATTGATCAAAGAATACCTCTGAATCTGTCTGTCTTTCTAATGAATATTTTTGTAGTGAAAATGAAGCAAAAGGTGAAGCTAAATCATGTAAAGGATCATATTTATCAGGATCAACTAAATGAACCACAAATATTCCTTCAGGTTGTAACCATTGATATGCATTATCAGATACTATTTTAGGATTTCTAAATTGATATATTGAAAAATTTAATAATAAAGCAGTACTAAATGATTTAGGTGGAAATAATTGAACTTGTGTTATATCACCTTTTTGAAATGTTGCACTAGGACATAATTCTCTTGCTTTTTTAATCATACTTTGTGATAAATCTACACCTAAATAATCAACTCCTAAATTTTTATAATAACAAGCATTAGGTGCTGTTCCTGAACACATATCTAAAATACGAACACTAGTTATAGGTCTATCAGCTAAAGCGCCTTCTTGTATTGCAATTTGTTCATATTTTAAGAGTTCATTCGATTGCCATAAATCATTATATACTGAAGCATAAATATCATCATATATTTCTTCAGGTTCTTCTAAAGTTTGAGATGATCCATCTTCAAATCCTTCTCTTGAAAGAATTGAAGTTTTCACAAAATACATTAAAAAAATTAATAAGGCTAAAAAAAAGTAATGTAATTCCATTATAAAGTTGGAGTAGATAAAATACTCATAGATTTAATTCTATCAAATTTTGTATAGACTAACCATAATACCATTATAACAAGAAACCAAAATACTACTGTATATAACCATGAAGTTGTAGAAGGTGGAGGTGTACTTATTAGTTGATTTTTTCTTAATAAAGTTTCGGTTAATGATTTTTCTTTATTATATTGTTTGTTAAGGTAAGAATTATCTTCTTCGTCATTTTTTAATTGGGTTGTTAATACTGAACTTAAATTTAAAAAAGCTTTATTTGAATTCTTAAAATCTGTTAATTCTTTATATTTGGTATTAAAATCTGTAAGAATAGGTTTTAATTCTTCTCTTGCTCTTCTTTCTTTATCTTTTTCTAACCATGCTGAACCATTTAATTCAGTATAATAAGCAATACGTGCTTGTTCATATTTTTCAGGTTCTGATTCTTTATTTGTATTATCTAAGGCTAACTTTAATAAAGCTAGAGTTTTTTGTCTTTGACATTCTAAATCACATAATTCTACTACAGGTGGTGGAGGTGGAGAATTAGGAGGAGGTGCTGGTGAAGAAGGTTGATTTCCCATTATTATTCATAGCATAATATAATCCTCCAATTAAAATTATTAATGCTAATATATGAACTATTGAACCAAGTATTGAACTAAATAAATATAAAACGTAAACAACAAGTAAAACTACTAATAAAGTTTTTATAAACGGTTCAGTTGAATTAATTTGTTCAATTTTAATTTGTGTTTCTTGAACATCTTTTTCTAATTTTCCAATTGCATTTTTATTTTGCTTTGTTGTTTCATTACTTAATTTAAATATCCCTTTGAAATAATCTATAAATTCATTGATTTGTTTTTTTACTACTAAGAAATTTGTTTGTAAATTATATTCATCTTCAGTTTCTTCTACTATGTCATCTCTTTGTTTATCAAGAGGAACAATTTTATCAATTATAGTATTTGGAACTCTATAGCCAGGTAAAGAACTAATTAATATACCATTAATTTCATCTGTAGCTTCTTCAAAATCTTGTTGAAAGTTCATCTTATTATTAATTTAATAATTTTTAAATCGTGTAAAAATGTAATGGATATTAAAAACTTCCAAGATAGAAGAAACCAAAAACTTCTTGATTTCAATGAAAGATTTGATTTTTTAAAGCAAGAATATACTCAAACTTTAAATATGAGTTTATTAGAGGAAGATCCTATAAAACAACCTATTTTAGTATCAAGAATCCAGCAATTAAATACACAAATGACTGATGAATTAAGAGAAATTATTACAGAATTAACTAAACAACAAGATCAAGAAGGTTCAATTGATGATTTAACAAAACAACTCATACAATATCAAAAAGATTATGCTGAAATTCAACAGTCTCAGGATAAACTTACTACTTTAAAACTAATTAAAAATTCTAATTCTCAAACTTTAAGTGAAGCTCAAACTATGTATTGGGTTTATTTAAGTGGTTTAATATTACTTACTTTCTTAATTATTTTTAATGTTTTTAAAGTTAGTATTAGTTCAAGTATAGAAACAATTAAACAAACATTAATACCCCAGCGATAGCAGCTAATACACCTAATATAGTATATTCACTTGAACTCATTGATGGTTTAGGTGGAGCAGGAGAAAGTTGACTTTGTCGTATTTCTGCAGTTTTAGTTAAATCATGTTCATCCATAATACTAGTTCTTAAATACCTTGATTTTGAATTAGTTTTTTGTAATTGTCCTTCAATGTCTTTAGAATAAAAATTATTTATCTCTTGTTTTTCATTTGATACTTCATTTTCTAAAGAATTAAGGATTGTTTGTATACCTTGTTGTGCTGATTCATAAGCTGATTGGAATTTAGTATTTCCAGTCACCTTATATTGTACATAATTATCTCTATAACTTGATACCAGCGTATTAAACTGACTATCCATTTGTTACATCAGCAACACAAAATCTATAACGTTTATTTTCTCCTGTAGAATCGCATAATCCAGTAATTTCTACAATATCTCCAGGACGACATCCAATCCATTTCGCCATAGCATCCTGACTATCAATTTTTGGTAGAAATGATGAATCTTTTAAATTAAATTCTTTTAGAATAGAAACCTTTTCAACATCACTAATAATTCGATGTTTAGGAACTTTACGATGTTTTGAAATATCAAATTGTAGATGTCTAATTTCAAAGATTTGAACTAAAGGATTTTCTATTTCATTAATATGATTACGAAGAACATTTAATACATTTTCTGATGGAATTGAAGGACTAATAATTATAATACCCGAATTATGATTATTATCATTAGCAAATTCAAGGAAATTATTAAATTCACGCTCTGTTACACGTGTTTTAGTGCTAAAGATAATTAGTAAAGAATCATAAGTATATATTTTAGTTTCATCTAAGGCGCCACCTACAATCTCAAATTCTTTATTAGGTCGACCACGACCAAGAAGAATGTCTTTTAAAGTCTTTAGAGCAACTTCTTCCATTCTTTAATATTATGAAACTCCTATGAAAATATCATATCCATTTTGTAAATGAAAGACTTAAGTTTTCTTGCTATAGGATTTGGATTAGCACTTGTCGCATATATGCTATTCAAACCTTCTTCTAAAGAAGGATTTGTGCCTGAATTTCTAGATCAAGGTAACGTAAAAAGAACAGCTGTAACAACTGACTCTTCTTATGCCCAACAAACAAACCATTTTATAATGACACCTACTCCTCCTGAACAAATACCTGGTCTAATCACACCTTTTC